TCCTCGGAGTCAATTAAGTGTTTCGCTTTTCGTCCAAAGCGGACCGCGAGTTCAGTCGTGTGGGTCGCTTGAATAATTTTTAGTTTTGGATTTCTTCCAATCATCCATGCAGGCAGGAGGTAAGATGAAAATTCTGATTTTGTATGTCGCGGTGCCATATTGATAATGATTCTTTTTAATTCGCCCGTGGCCACCTTGTTAAACTTGTCAGCCATTATTTTGTGATGGGACCCCTCTATAAAGTCTGGCCATACGTATTTCACAAATGCCATGAAATCGTTTTTGATTGCAGATTCTTTTCGCTTTTCTTCAAGTTTTATCTTGTAGCGTAAAAACTCTTTTCTAGCTTCAACAGGTAATTTGTTGATATCAATGTCTATTCCTTCTAACTGCATTTTTCAAAATGAATTTAACACCATAAAGTATCCAAATTCAACATATACATACAAATATATAGTTACATAATCTACAAAAAAGGGTGGGTGGGCCCATAGTTTTCAAGCCAATTTTTCTCGGGGTTTGGGACCCCTCTCTGGGTGGGTGGGCCCATAGGGCACAAGTGTTGCAATTATGCAACACTTGTTAGATTTATTTATTGTGGATCAGCGTTTGAGGATTGGAACTCGTCCCAATATTCTCGGAGAGTTTCCTCGTCGCATTGTGGGTGTGCCTCAATCCACGAATTGATGTCCTCGTGGTTGATGATATCATCAAAGGCTTCGTCTTCTAGTTTCATTAACCATGTTTTAACTCTTCCCATTGTGTTTATCCTTTCTTAATTAATAATAGATTATCCCATAATAAAAAATAAGTCAAATTATTTATTTTATTTTTCTGTGGATAACTCGATTGACATTCTGGGATTTTACACTATATTATATTGTAGAAAGGATAAATAAAGATGACTGATTATGTTGATGATCTTGCGAAGAAGTTAAAAGAGCTAAAAGAATTTAAAATAACTTACTTTGCAAAAAAACACGGCGAACTAATTACTCGTCGTGGCGTTTGGCAAGATGACAAATGTAATCTTGTTTATCGAAATGGTGGCTTATCTTTTACCTATTGGGATTTAGATAAGCAGAACTATCGAATGGCAAATGACATTAAAGAAATTCTGGGAAACTTTCCAGATGATTTGAAAGGGAAGGTAAGACAATGAAAGGGGGTGAGGGAAAAATGGTAGACATAGATTTAGTTGAAATCGACTTCGATCAGTATGAGTTTAATGCTACTGCATATAGTGAATATGCTAATTATCTTGGAAAGTATTGTGCTTTTCAAAAAATGATTAACGAAGCTAGACTAAAACAAGTCGAAGAAAACGAAAAACTATTAGAGTTTTTTAAGACATTAAAAAAGAAAGTTAAAGTCGCTTAGAGTTAAACGAAAGCCCATGAGGGCTTTCGCTTAGCACTATGCTAAGAGAAAGAGGTACAATATGCGTATCGATAAAAATATCCCTATCCCTGATATACAACAGGGTGCGAAGGGAATTAAAAGTGCCACTATGACATTAATTTCCAATATGGAATATGGTGATAGTGTTCTTTTCAAGACTAGAAAGAGAGCCAACTATTTTGGTGTTCAAGTAAGATACTTCTTGAAAACCAGAAAAAAATCTGGACGAGCCTGTGTAAGAACTGTATCTGACGGATTTAGAGTTTGGCTTTTAAAACCAGAAGAACAAAAAAGCAAATACGCTCATGTTTTTGACGGATTAGCTAGAGTTCAAAATAGTCTATAATGAAAAGAAAATGCAAAACTTGTGGGCGTACTGTTGGACAGTACGCCTATGGGGGTGGTAATGGTTGGCGTCGAACTTTTGATCAAAGAGTTGGCAAGACATCTAAAGACAGGTGGTTGCAAGCGACAAGCCAATTTAATTCCGAGTATCGTGAAGATGAGAAAAAAGTTATTTGGACATTTCCAAATAATTCAAATTCACAACCTTTGTTTTGTAGGGCTATGTGTATGGAAACATACTTAGAACAAATGAATGAAACTATCGATAGACTTCCAAACCTAGTTAGTGTATAGTTTTGTTAGAAAGGATAAAAAAGATGACAGATAGAATAAGACTAAATGGTGCTAAAAGATCAGCACTAAAAAAAGGGCATTGGAAAGTTGTTCTGCAAACTCCTTGTGAGCAGAAAGACAATTTAATCGACGCTCAAACTCGTTTTTTCTCTACGCAAACAGATGTTCACGAAATCTGTAAGAAGATAGTTGAGGAACGATTTCCAAAAGCAGATCGTGATGTAATGCGAAAGTATAATAGTGATATGAGCTATGGTACAAGGTTTACAACAATGGACGACTGTTTCGTTCTAAAGAATGTGCAATCTGACGACGAAAGTCAAAACAGAGTATTTTTCAGTTTGCAAGATGATCTTTGCTATGCGTTAAATCACGATAAAATGATAGCGAGTGGGTTAAACCCTTTCGTTGAGTGCCAACATCACGCAAGTGGTGGTGTAAGAAATCCTCAACTCAATACTGAGTCAAGTGCCAATACTAATTGGTTAAGGACTAATTTCAGTCAATTTACAGGATATGGTAGAGAAGAAAATAATCCCTTTGCACTAGAAGTTGTGAACACAGGGGGTTGTCATAGTCGAACATACGCAATACAGAATTGGCAACATGAGTTTGTTTTAAATTTTGAACAAGCCAAAGTTGAATTGATACAATGCCATAGAAAGTATTACGATTATTGTAAGACTAATCAAGACACCATGTGTACTGTGATCGACCAAGCAAAATACTTAGATGAAGTTCAAGAGTATTGGTCGGATATTGACCAAAGCATTCTGGTCAATGGTGATAACATATCAACTAATCTTGCAGTTGTTTCAGAGGATAGACTTGCAGAGTTGAAAGCTATGGCTAACAATAGAAAAGTGCTGACACCAATAATTAAAGCTCAGCAACAAAATCAAGCCTAGTTCATAGCCCCCTATGGGGGCTATGAACTGCGTTTGACGAAACGCAGTCCGTGATAATTGAGCACGAGAAGTGTGTAAGACGATAAGCAAGGCACTTTACAAAAAAGCTTGCAAAAAGGGACAGGGGGTTTTAGTTGTATTCCCCTCCTGTCCCTTGTTTTTTTTTAGGGTGGGTGGGCCCACAAGCCACAAGCTGCGACAATCTGTCCTATTGACTATTGTGGGAGATTATGGTAGATTATGTTATGTTAAATGTTATACATAAATATGATCCCAATCAGGAAATGCATTGGTATGAAGTGTATGATATTGGAGACACGACTGACCCCTCTGTGGCTGAAGTCAAGTCCAGTATAAATGACCCAATATTTCATACTTCTCACAAGAGGCGATCTAAAGCAAAAGACGCTTTACTTGATTGGATCTTAGAAAATAAACCTGGGGTTAGCCCTCATGTTTTTAAAAAGCTATAAATATTTAACTGGGGGAGCTTGACAGCTCTCCCATAAAATGCTATAAACGTTGGAGAAAGGAAAGCAGGATGGAAAAAGAAAAACTAAAGAAAGACAGCTGGTACCAGATCGATAACGGCCTGGGACCAATTAGAGCTAGACTGGTCGAGTCACCGCGCCAGGGTAACGGCTGGAAGCACGCTGTGCTGATGGATGTCAAAGGATCTGATGCAGGGTTCTTCGATGAGATGGGCAGTGTTTACGTTGAGGATATCATGAGAGAGCTACAGCAGCATGAAATTCCAAATAATTAATCATGGAACGTTGACCGGGTTTACCCCGGTCGACGATGCAGCTCAGGCCTGGTGGGATGAAAATGTGCAATGGTGCCCGATGTTTGGTGATCAGTATATGGTCGAACACCGGCACGCACCTGCTATTATTGAGGGGATACAAGCTGCAAGCTCACAAGCCTCAAGCCCGGGGGAGGGTGGGCCCATAGGCCACAAGCAGGGTTGACACGCTCCCATAATATGCTAGAATTATTTCGTAGAAAGGATAATTAAAGATGGATTATAAAAACAAATACGAACTACTTAAAAAAAACGTTTGGGATATTATGGAACAGTTGCGCAGCATGCCAAGAGACGACGAATCCGGCAGCTGGGCCAGTATCAATACATATTCCGTTTGGTTCTCATTGTTTCAAGCTGTAAAT